ATAAACTCAGGATTCCCACCAATTGATGCACTTAATAAAAATTGAGCAGAAGCGGTTAGGTCGTCAAGTACTTGAGGATGATTTGAACCATCCAAAGTTACTCTTGGAATTATTGCAATATAAGGATTACCTTCATTAAATCCGGGCTCCGATTCAACGTATACACTTACAGCATACAGAGACGTTGGCCTTGAATTTAATATAGCAATTGGCCTGTTGTACATATTTAACTGAGTTGGGTTTGCGCTTCCGTAGGCTAGAGCTCCTTTTATTCTTGGGTACCTAAATCGGAATTGCCTGCTTGGGAGTGGGTTTATTCTTTGGTCAACAGAAAGATTTGCCGGCAATTCTCCTGGAGATATTTGCAAAGTTCTTCTGACCTCGTCGCTGACTGTGTAGTTTTTATTTTGTTTTGTATTCTTTGATATCTGTATTGGCATTGGCTGTTCTTGTACGCCAGATACTCCAGTGGCTTTGTACCTTTGCCCTATGCGTATTTCTTTTATGTCCTTTTCTTTTCTTTCGGGCTTTATAAAACTTACGCTTACAGGGTTTGGGGAAATATCTTCAAAATTTACAGACTCTATTAAGTAATCACCGTCATAATTTGGAAAGCCATTTAATCGGATTGTCATTCCTGGACGAAGCTGTGTGCCGTTTGCTCTTCCGACAACAATAGAGCCAGTAGCGTCAAGGGGGTTGTTTTGCGACCTTGTTACGCTTGGTCTTTGCATTACCTGAAAGTTGTTTTTTGCTCGTATCTCTTCTGATGTCAACTCAATATCAATCTCATTACCAAAATATATTGGAATGAATCTTTCTTCTTTATATTTTGGTTCTTTTGGTTTTCTTTTTGTTACTAATTTGTAATCAATATCGCTTCCCCATTTTTTTATTAAAAATTTTTGAGAGCAAAAAAATAAAATTCCATCTGCTTCAAAAAGAACATATTCAGATTTTTGCGCCAATCCTTCAAGTACGTTCCATAGCGATTCCGCTTGTTTGTCACCAGAAGCTTTTGCTATTTCTTTTTTTTCTGGTGTTTTTTCCACAAAACACTTCAAGCCATATTTTCGAGCAGCTCTCTTTACAAACTCCGCACCATCACCTTTTACCTTTTCGGGACTTCTATCTCTTTTCATTTGCTGGATGGCTTTTGTGTAGCATTTAACTTGCACTACGGGGTTGTATCCAGGCCCCTGAGATACCGTAACGTTTGCAATTTCAAAAGATTGAATTACCCGGTTTGGTGCAGATATTCCGGTCGCTTGAGAGAAGGCATCATCGGAAAATGGGACCATAGTGTTTGTTGTGTAGAGAACATCACGGCCCATTTCAAAGTAATTTCTCCTGAGCATTTCTCCGCCCATGTCCACAACATCAAAGCTAAGCTCACTGCTCATCCCCATCGTGTAGTCAACGCTGATTTTTAGTATAGATGAATTTATCCTTACTTGGATACCGTCATCTAGTGAAGCTATTGATAGCTGTCCTGCTTTGTTTTGAGTAGACCCAATCAAAGCGAACCGCCCAACCTAATTCTATCGTTGTCAGAAGTTGTGGAAGCCCTGGTTTTACTTGGAGGCTGTTTCTCTTCACCCGGTTTTGGAACGGGTGGTATTCTCGGGAATCTCAATGGTGGAAAATCAACGAGGTCTATTGTCTCGATTGGTATTTCGCGCAAAGTTATTTCACACTGAGCTCTATTTATTTTTCCTTCAGTAGTCCTATAGAGAGAAGATATAGAAAAATCAGTTATTACAAACTCAACTCCCTTGCCGCCGTCAAACGGGAATCTCATTTGGTCTGTTAGCATCTCGTCAAACCCAAGTAGCGTTACCGGATATGGAGCTGTTGCCATCTGTCTAAGTTCTGACAATTTTTCGTCTATATCTATATTTATTCTATTGTCAGAAGATATTGGAAAATCGAAGTTTGCATCATCATCACCAGCTACCAGGAATGAAAAAGAAACCTGCATTAATTTATAGCCAGACCAATCAACGAGCGGAGTATTCCCTGAGCGCTCGATATCTACCCAGTTTGAACCAAGTGATGAATAATTTATTTGGTTAGGAGCAAATCTAAAAATGTGCCTAAGCGTTACGGGTGTGTTGTCCGGGGGGAGCCTGTACTGCTGAACCATTTGGGGAGCAGAAGATGAGTCTCTTGCCGATGGCGTAACATAACCACCAGTTCCGGAGAAATTATTACGCACACTTACTGTTCTTCTTGTTCTGAAGGCCGGTTGCCCTAAACCGTTGTTTGCAGCATTTCCTCCTTTTGTGCCTTGTCCAGCACCAGTGGAAGAACCGCTAGGAGCAGTAAAGTTCCCAGTCCTCACTTGTTCCGCGAGAGCTATTGCTGCTTCAACGCTTATTCCCTTATCTACATAGTATTTAACTATGGCTTGTCCAATGCTTAATCTCCACTCACCGCTCATGGCTGGGCTAAATAGGCCTGAAAAGTCTTCTGCAATACCTAAGCCCCTTTCAAGCCCACCAGTAAGAGAAACAATTTCTTTAATGAATCTTTCTGCAATAGATTGATTCGTAGTGTTATTTCTGAGCCTCGGGTCAAAAGTGAGGTTGAAATTACTTTTCACTGAATTAAAAACTTTAGTTTTTGGATTCCACCAATAAAATGGAATTACCAATTGTCCATCCTGAACATAGCTAGCACCTGACTCTTTGGAGTCAAGAACCCATAGTTGTATGTATTGATATGTATATGGGTTTGCTGGAGATGATAAGCCTTTTAATTCAGCAAAAGAATCTGTTTTTAACAAAGAGTCATAGGGGGCTGTTTTCGCTGTTGCGACATACTGTTTTCCACCAAATTTAAGCCTTGTACCAAGAATGAATTTTTCAGATGATTGCGTTGGTACTCTTGCTGAAAAATCTATTGCTGAGCTTCCAGCACTTTTTATGCGAACCTGGTCTACTAATTCAGCTCCCTTTGTATAAAGTCTGTAACCCTCGTCAGCAAAAGGAAGCCACCATTCTTCCGTTCCAATTCTGTCTATAACTCTAGTTATGCCCGCATCCCAACTGGTGCCGTCAAATCTTGCCGTGGTGGGTGGTGTTACTTTTTTATATTTTGCAAATATTGGAAATCCCGGATATTTGCTACCTTCTCTGTCTGGCAAGGTTCGAATTATAGAAAAGTTATATATGGTTCCAGGCTCGCTGTTAGTCCTGCTCCCAAGAGGGCCCATGAATGTGTCTTCGATTGTCATTTAGCCCCTCTCCCTACTTGCTCTTTCTTTGTCTCTGAGTTTCGCCATAACCTTGTTTGCTATTTCGTCTGGTGAGGAATTTGAGCCATTTATATTTATTGTAAAATAACTTATTCCGCCACCAGTATTTGAAATTGGTAATCCCTTTGCTGTGCCAGTTCCAACTGGGGCCATAGTATCCCCTATGGCGCCTGGTCCAGGAACAACGTGGAGGTGTCTAGAACCACCACGACCATGAAACTCTGCGAAACCGCCGTTTGCTTCAGCGAGTGATTTGTACTGTCCAAGATTTGCCCCTACGAGGTCAATTGCCCTACCTGTAAAGTGGTCAGAACTTGGAGAACCAAGTGCAAATGTTCTGAATGAAGAAGTTACTGTCCTCTTGCCACTTAACATTCCATCCATAGAGGCATGCCTAGCCATTGTTTGTGAAAGACGCGATGACGTTGTATCGCCAATTCCCTTACCTCTAGGGGAGCTGGTATCTCCTCCCTCTACTGGTTTGCCGTTAACGGTAATTGAAGTAGCATTTATGGTTTGTGCAGTTATGCTTTTTGGCGTGAGCGAAAATGCATCTTTGGACATGCCTGTTAATTTTTCAACTGCATTTTTAAAATCGGTCGTAGCGGTTGCCATTGCGGTTGCAGATTCATTGAGTTTTGCTTCTGGTCTTTGACTTATTGCAAGACCTTCTGTACTGCCAAATAAACCGGTGAATTTTCTTTCCGCAGCCTGACCATATGATTCCCTAGAGCCGCCCTCGGTCATCTGGCCCATGTCGAATGTTCCATCTTGGAGCTTCGTGAGAAGTTCTTGTTGCTTAGCTGGGTCCATACTTAGTATCTTGCCTTTTAGGGCTTCTTGGTCTATGGACATGTTGTTAGCACTAAGTTTGGTAGCAAGCTGACCTGCTGCTACATCAGCAAATCCAGTAATTTGCGATTTTCTAGCAAGCTCCTGTGTCTTTGTTACTGCATCGGTAAAGTATTTATCTTGTTGCCCCTCCATGGCTCCACCCGCCTGGAAAAGCCTGCCTGGGTCTTCTTTTGTTCCCAGTTGCTTAAGGTTGTCGAAATATGCCGCAATTGGGTCTCCGCCAGTAGCGGCAAGGGATGCTTCTCCAAATTTTTGAGTTGCAGTTAGTATGTCTATGTCGGAAGCTCCGCCAGCACCGCTCATTTGGGCATCGAGGCTAGCTATAATCTCATCGTAAATCAAAGGAGCTTTTATTTGCTCTATCATTTTTTCGTATTCTGAACCACCCTTGATAAATACGTCGGTGTTTGCCTGACGCATCTGGATAGCTGTTTTTTCAATATTCAATCCAAGTTTTGTTAATACATCGTTGAATTTTACTGTACCGTCGTATAGGTCAACACCCATTGTCTGGGCCATTAATTCAAGTTCTGGCCTTGTTTTTCCAGTAATTTTCTCAAGCTCATCTAGGCGAGAAGTGTATGTTCTATCAAGCATTTCTCCAGCTTCTGTTTCCGCCTTGAATTGCGTTTGGAATTTTTTCAATGAAGCTTCTTTATCTTTGAGCATTGTCTTGTATTGCTCTTCTGATATTTTTATCCCTAGTTCTTCTTGCTTGTTGTATATTTCTTCTAGTGCTTTTGCTTGAGCTTTTGCTTTTTTATTATCTCCACCGAACAATCCTTTAACAAAATCTCCAGCAGAGAAAAGAGCCCCTATTCCAAGTCCAATGGTTCCCATTATTCCCGCTCCGATAGCAGCTCCTATTGGGCCCAAAGCCATACCCATCGTTCCACCGACTGCTGCTCCCATCAGACCTGCTCCGGCGATATTTCTTCCATAGCTAGTTTTATCCGTATCCCCCATAGCAAGTGTCTTGTCGACACTTCCGGAAACACCACTAAGTTTTTGTTTAAAAGCTGCACCCGTACCTTCAAATGCTCCCCTGTTGGCGACTGTTCCACCCTCAGCTAAGATTTGAGCGTTTCTTGCTAATTCCATAGCCCTCTTTGAGAACAATGCTTGTGCTACTCCATCAATGGCTGCTCCCATTGTTTCTCTAGCTTCTTTTGCCTGAGCTTTAAGTTTGTTTGCGCCACCCCTGATGAATCCGCCAATACCACCAATAGCGGCACCTATTGCCGTTCCTACACCTGGGGCTATCATTGTTCCTAGTGCGGCACCACCGGCGGCTCCAGCCAATGCCCCAGACCCAGCGCCCTGAGCTTTCATTGCTCCACCAAGTCCAGCTACTGCAAGTCCTGCAAGAGGGTTAAATGCACCAATAGTTCCACCTAGAGCCATTGCTCCACGCATTTCCTCAGGGGCATATTGAGACATCATGGACAGGCCAATTCCTGCTCCCATCTTTGCGCCCATGCTGTTGTTGATGCCGCCTATTCCGGCTGCTTCATTTCCTAGTACTGCAGAACCAAGTCTTCCAGCTCTCATCATTCTCATGGTGGTTTTATTCGGGTCGATTAGTTTTGTTCTGCCAGTAAGCCTGCTGCGAGATACGAGTTTCCCATCCTTCTCTTCGGGTAGCCCTGTTTCTTTATTAATGGTAAGCATTCCGCCATAGCTCGCATCCGCCATTCCAGTTGGCCCTATAGCTGGGGCCGCTCCCGACCGAATTAATGTTTGTACACCAACGCCTACATTCCTGCCAGATTGCGCGGCATTCCTTGCGAGCCCCATGTAGTCTTTGTTTTTGAGTAACTCTGCGCCTGTTCTAGCCCTGTCTCTCATCCCCATGAACTGGCCAGTGCCGTCAGATGTGTCTATGCCCCTACCGGTTAAGGTGCCCTTTATTGATTCCTTGAATCTTGGGTAGAAGGTTCTCATTGAATACATATCAGCGGCCCTAGGCGAGAATCTGCGCCTTTTGTCTACTAGCGCTCCGCCGTCATCTGCTCCCGAGCTAAGCCCTGGTGTCCGATAACTAGCTATGGCAGGGGCATACGCACCCGAGGAGAGACTTGGTGATTGAGGGCTTGTGGGGACTTGAGGCTGCTGTCCTCGATAAACAGGGGATGGGATGAATGGTACATTAGGACCTGGAGGCATAGTTCCAGGGCCTCCAGGAATTGGTCTTACTCCTGGAGTTCCTGGATTAAATGGGTTTCTTGGACTTGTTGGAAGCGTTTGACCCGTTGGAGTTCTTTGTAGGCCTGGAGCATTGGTGACATTCAGCGTGCCAACATTCATTGTCTGAGTATTGGCTGTAGGAAGAAGTCCACCCTTTGTCCCCTTCATTTGCCTAGCCATAATCGAGAACGCCATCAACCCACCCGTTGCTCCACCAAGATTGGTGAATTGTGTGAGGATTCCACGCAACATGTCAAATACTTGAGTCAAGCCCTTAACCATGTCGTTGATGAAAGGGAGGGCCTCAAAAAACATTCTTTTAAACTCGGTTGACAATTTGAAGAATGAACCCAAAAGGTCTGCAATTCTTTCGCCAAACTCTACGACGTTTTTTTCGTTTAGTTTTAATTGGTTATTAAATTCCTTAAACGAAGCTGCACCCTCTTCACCGATTACGCTTAATATTGGCTTGAGTGTTTTTTCAATTACTTTTGCGCCTTCTATAAATGGGCGTAGTTTTTCAAGTACTTCATCCCAACCCCTTTTAAACCTTTTCATCCAATCGCCAAGGGCGTTAAACATGCCTTTAGTTTGTGGTAGCCATTCTCTAATTAGTTTTACAAAAAAGTTAGATAGTTTTTCAACAATAGAAACTAGTCCGTCAAAAAAAGTTGAACTTCCGAATACCTGAAGTTCTGCAGTAACCCTAAGAAAATCGTCTTTTATTATCTTGAATATTTTCTGCATTGCAACTTTTGCTGGTTCAAGAAACTGTTGACCAAAATCAGCAAATTGTTCTTTTAGTAAGCTAAAAAAAGTTTTTGCTTGACCAATAAGAGTTGAGCTAACTGCGTCAAACTGGCCAAAAACACCGCCTTTTTTAGCCAAATCACCAGACAGGAGCAGTTCCTTGAAGCCTTCTTTTGTTTTGACTTGAGAATCTTTTAATGCTTTTTCCATTTCTGGACCAAGCTCTTTTGCTGCTTTTTGCACATCGCCGTAGCCTTTTTTGGCATCGTTCAGCGTTGCAATTAAGGCACCAATTTTTTCCTGAGCTGCTCCAGGGTCTTGTCCTGCTGCCCCAAAATCCTGAAGAGATTTGTATATTGCCTTGGACCCGGCTATCTGCCCAGAGTTCATTGTCTTTGCCATTTCGGCATATGCTTTTTGAAGGTTCTTTGTTCCTAATCCAGCAAGGCTTGCGTCGGTAGCATAAGAACGCATTGCAACTCTGGTCTGATTTAATCCAGACCCAAATTGAGCCATTCCTCCGCCTTTATAGGCGAACATTGCAGCTTGTTGTTCACGCACTGCGGCAGCAGCCGTAGAAAGTGCAATTGCTGCTGATGCCGCAGCACCAGCTAGCCCTTTCATTATGAATTGATAACCCTTCATTATTCCTTGCCCGACAAGGAATGCGCCATGTATGGCAACTAGAGCAACAGACATAAGTCCAAGCTGGATAAGTGTAAACTTAATTCCTTTGCCAAGGAACTTGAGTAGTCCAGTTCCCATCATTTTGGTACCTTTGTCAAAGTTGTCAAAATGTTTTTTCATGGAAACAAAAGCACGTTCAGTGCGCTCTGCGAATTCGTCGACATCACTTGCGCCTGATGACAGTCCTTTTTTAGAGGACGCAAGTGTTTTTCCTTGTTCGCGCTTAAAGCTCTTTAAGGCTTTTTCGGCCTGCTTCATCCGTGCAAGGAAACTGGCTATGTCAGCATCAAGTTTTATGTTGACATTCTCTGCCATATTCTTCTCTCCACGATTTTGCCAAAATCACGTGAGTGTAAGAATCTCGCTTTTAGGCCGTATTTGCCTTGCTTCTGCGGTCTTGCTCTTCGCGGTCGTTAGTTATAACTTTAGCACATGCCAAACGTAGGAACCACTCAGTATCGGTAGACTCTAATAGCTTTATTGGGTCGGTACCAAACAGTTCGCCAAGTCTGGCTGCTGAGATAACTCTGGAGTCTTCGACTAATTCGTCTAGGACTCCTTCGTAGGGTCCACAGTTTCAACCGTATCTGAATATCCTGCTGCATCAAGGATTGCCAAGGCTGCTGCTTCAATGTGGGGGTCAACTCCAAAGAAAACTTTTACGCAATCTATTGCACGTGTCGTGTCTGTCATTTCAAAAAGTTGACTTGATGCAAAGTTTAATTCGTAGCCATCTTCGTCAAATACTTCTTCTCCGGACATACAGATGCCTGCAGTAGTTGCGCCGATTACGATGCAAGCAAACTTTGTGGCATCCATGCCGTTTCTTGTATCTTCGCCCGCCTGCTTGCGCCAGTTTCTCATCTGCTGCTGCGTTATGTTGGGGCTTATCTTTATGGTTACGCCTTCACGTTCTGGAACGTCAAGATAGACGTGTGAACGTTCTACTTTTTTCTTAATAGTCTCAGTAAGTCGCGCAAGAAGTGTTTCTTCTTTTTGAGCAGCTGGCTTAGCAGCTGGACGCGCTGGCTTTGGGGCTGGGCCCTCTTCTACTGTTGTGAAAAGTTCTGTATTTTCTGTCATGGCAGAAACTTAGCACAAGTCACAACGTAAGTAGTGAAACTAAATTTTAATGAAATTAAGCTTTTTTAACGTCTTCCACAGCAAATGTGAGGGCGAACGTAGAAGGTGCTCCAGAAGATGAGTCACCATCTGGCTCTGTCAAACCTACCAAGAGTGCGCTCTTGTAAAGTCTTCCAGTTCCTGGAACTACGCTGTTTACGTCACAGTCGTAAGTTTGAATGGTTACGTCATAAAGTGCACGACCAACCAATGGACGCAATTTCTGAAGTTTTTCTTCTATGCCAGTTTGGCTATCTGACGCAACCGGGTCATTGTCGTAATGAGCAGTAACCGTTATGTCTCCAATTTCAGAAGGAGCACACAAAAGTGTTGGGCGAAGCTTTCCACCCTCGTAGATTTTTTCTACCGAGGCGGTTATTTCTCCACCAGATACTTGGGCAAACCTAAAATTGGTCCACTTTGGTGGCGATGCGGTTGCTGTTGCAACTGGCACAATGTCGGCAAGTACTTGCCTTTGAGCTACCTTAGCCATGAACTATTCCTCCGTTATTGAGTTACGCTAGATGTCAAACTTGACTTGGTGATATCTACTTCAATCTTATCACCGACGCTGCTTGCACGAAGGCCAACTTTTGCCTTAATCGTTCCGCCGGCCAATTGTGCTACTGGGTTGAGCGAAGCATCGCACCGAACTGTGTACCCAGGGTCTATTTCAGCACCATTAACTCCGTATGATGCGAAAAGAGCACCATCTTCAGCAAGTCGAGCACAAATGGCTGTCAAGCGTGAGCTAATCGATGCGTAAATTGTTTGGCGACCATCTATCGCAGTAAAGACAAGGTCTTCAAGCGAGCGATATGCTTCAGTTACTACAGTGTTTACAACATCTTGGCTCGTTATGAACCTGAAGTTATCTTCGTCTGCAGACAGCGAACGAGCACCATATATTCTGATTGTGTTTTGTATAATACGAATTGCATTTACAAAATTGACGTCGAGGTCGTCTCCGGTTGATTTGTCTATGTCGACAGCCGTTCCGATTGCATAAAGTGCGGCTGAAACAAGTCCAGCAGCAGCGATGTGTGGCCCTGTCTGGTTATGTGCGAGCGCACGCTTTGCTGCAACGTAGCCGTCTGGTGGGATTCTGCGTGAAACTCCAGTAATTGAAGTTGGTACGTCAATCCATGGGAAGTAAAGAGCTGCATGCTCAGAACCGTCTTCTGCTTGCAACTGGGCTGCCTTTGTTTTAGCAAAGGTAGAAGTATCTGCTTTTCCAGCATGAAGAATTGCTATGCGATTGTATGTATTCGCATGAGCAATCAATGCTTCAGAAATTGTGAATGTACCAACAGATGTTCCGCCTTCGGCATCCGGAACGCAAACCGCACCAGTTCCCAAAGCATCATTAAACTTCTCCAAACCAGTTACGTAGACCGCTGCATGGGTTGTTGGTGTTGCTGTTGCGTGGTCAGAATCTCCTGCAGAGACCGTAAATGTGCCAGCGACAGGAAGAGTGGTTGCTCCGTCTGTTGCGGTTGCTATTACGTACCTTGAGGCTAGAGGGCTTGTATTTATCCTTCCAGCAGCCTGTGCCACGGATGTGACTGTTCCAGTGCTGTAGACAAGAGCGCTGTTGTAGTTAATTTTCACTCTGAAGCTAACTCCAGCAGAAACAGTTTCCACTACTGCAGTTACATCCGAGCTCCAGTCTCCTGGACCATCAGCATCTATGGTCAAAACGGTTACAGATGCTGAGTTCTTGAGCGCCAATGTACCAGTTGTAGCACCTGCGCCAACAACGCGAGACACGTAGCACTGGGTTCCGCCTTCTTCAAAGAAAGCTTCAACAGTTGGGTGAAGATAAGATGATGAAATGTAGCCACCAAAGTTAAATTCAAAGTCTGCGAGACTCTGTACTAAAATGGCTTCGTCAGTTGGTCCTCTCTCGGCCAAGCCGACGACAAACAACTGTGAGGACTCACGGACGGTAGCCGCTGATGGTCCTGTTCTTACTGCAGTGGAGACAACTACGCCTGGCATGAGACCTTCCTATTTACAATGTCGTGGGATTTTAAACCCGTCCAACGCTTTATATTGTACAGATGTAACGTGATTATTTGATGCAACTTTATAAAAAGAATGTGGCGAATTGAATATAAAAAAATATTCATCACAGAACCGCAGTACTTGCTGACTCGCCAGACACGCTTGCTGAGAGAATTGGCATTGTCTCATTTACACCCACTTGATATAGTGAAACCTGTATTTCTTCCACTGTTCCAATTGGTTTTCTTTGCAATACTTCATCTATTTCTAGGGTGTAGCCGAGATATGCCCCAGCCATCATCCTGTCACCCTTGAGTAACGTTAAGTCAGAAAATTCTTCCGACAACGTTGATTCATCTATTTGAGCTCTGAAAGAAGTTCTTTCGTCATAAGCTTTTAGACATGGATAATCCAGTAATGATGAACGGAGAACAGCGGCAAGCCTGTCTCTCATCAGCGTTACTTCTTCTGAACCATCTGTTCTTACCCATAAATAAGTTCTCATTTGATAAGAAACTCGATAAAGAGGGTCTGGTCCATCCCAGCCAATTCTGTTAAATCTATTTGAAGATATGACAACAGTTATGACAGTAGGCCATGCATCTATTGCTAATGGTTCATATGTTATGAATTCTTCAGGAGTTGGGAGCGTAGCGTCATCAAGGCCCCAGCCATTTCTGTAATCAATAATCCTGATAGGGATATCTTGTCTTATGTAGTCATTGACGTAATTTTTTGCAAAATGAGCTCCGTGCATCAATGAGTAGCCAGGTGAACTAGCCATTGACGACCCCATGTACAACAAAATTTTCCATTTTGTCAGAAATATCCCTAGAGAAACCAGCTGGTTCAAAGACTATTTTTCTTGCTGGCATTTTCGATGTTCCGTATTGATGGAATTTTGCATATTTAACTTCAGTGCCAAATGTTGCTGACGTTTTCTCAATCTTATTAACAGCAGATTCCTCAAGGTTGGAAATGCTGCGAAACAACTTTCCATCTATATTCATTTTTTTTGCTCCAGGGAAATTTGCAATTTTCCATGCTGCATAACCCCTGTCGAGCGGAGCCCATCCACCCACAAGACTTCCTCCGCTTAGAAAGTTTTGGCTAAATGAAGTCTCGAGTTTTTTCTTCGCATATCTCCATACTGACCGCATATCCTTTGAATGGTCCACCATGTCTTCAAACTTCTCTTGCGGTTCTTCGATATCTATTTCAATATCTATAATTACGGCTGCCATGTGCTTACGCTACTCTGACCCGTTTATATTTTCTGACACTCATCAGCTCTGAGTCCAGGAAGCCTGTAGTGAGGGGACCGATATTTCTTGTATTCAGGTCCTTTACTCCAACTACGTCATCGTGCATGTTCTGCATTTCTCTAGACGCTGCACGAAGAATTAACAGCTTAAACAGTGGAGTGGAAGCACCAGCAAGGCCCGCATTATAAGTAACTGTCACTAAATCATTTTCAAAGCCGTAGAAGTACTCCAGGCCGAAACGGTTAGCAACGTAGTCGTCATCTACTACAAGCGTTCTGAGGTCTCCGTGAACGGGTTTGACGGTAACTGAGGTTACGCTCACTACAGGAGAGTTACGTAAATAAATCATGTGTGGTGGCTCAGCATAAATCATATTGTCTACTGGGTTTGTTGAAGAAAATGAATCATTGAAGTAGTTATCTCCAATGCTTAGAAACGTTCCCATCGGCACGCCATGCTGGCTAGAAGGAAGTCTGTATTCCTCCACGAACTGCTCTACCTCTATTGGCCTCCTGAGATATGACTCAAGCTCGCTTTGTAGTCCAGCTAGTATCATTTCCGCAGCATCCTGCTGGCGCAAAGAGAACTTTACGTCCATGTATATTACGAGGTCACTAACTGTTGCTAACATTTTATATCAACAGCCACAATTTAACCCCTCGGGTTTTTACGCTTTGCGGCAGTAGCGGCTCTGCGCTTTGCGTTGCGCTTTGCGGCTTGAGCGGCTTCTTTTCTCACGTTGGCTGCTGCAGCCCTAGCTCCAGCTGCGCCTCTGTTCTTACTGAGAGCTTGACCAGTTCTTTTTGTTGGGGCGCTTCTTGAGCCACGAGGTCTATTTGCTGCTTCATCTATGATGTTCTGAACACCCTGCCCAGCTACCTGCCTACTCAATTCAATTAAACCTTGGGTTGGAGGATTGCGGCGCACATCGCCCATGGCTCGCCCTATGTTGGTTGCCGCCAGACCGTTTTCGTCCCTGACGGTCTTAACGGTTTGGACTTTGCCAGCGACCCTCCTGTAGGCCCTGTAAGCACTTTCGCTTAATGGCTCTCTTGTGCTATATGTTTTTCCGTTTTTATCCGTGAATGTTCCGGTGAAATCATATGCTTCTGCCGCAAGAGCTTGCGCTGTTTTTCTATCCCCGTAAGATGCCCTAAGGTAATCTTCAAAGTTCTGAAGTCTTGACCTTGCTGCAGCTCTATCGGCAGGAGTTCTGGCATCTCCAACCAATCTTCTTGATTCATCAATATTTCTAAGGAGTTGCGCTGCGTCGTCGGTTATGTCACGCCCATATCTTAGACCTGGCATATAAACTCTCTTTCGATAAATGTCTAAATCGAATTATAGCAGTCAATATTTTTTTATTATTCACCTATCAGCATTTGGTGGTCTTTCAATACTTGGGCCAGAATCGATGGTCCCAGGAGGGGCCTCCACGGGAACCCAAGCTCTGGAATAGTTATGTTCTGATATTTTTCTTGTTTTTACTAAAGACCCATCAAGCATCAGTGACAACTCATCGCTCCTCATGCACAACAATGAATCAAAGTCGGGAAGTTTGTACTTGCCAGAAAGTCTTAATTTCTTTATTATGTTAGACATCGGCTTGGCAACTATCGTTCCCCTGCCTCTATTAAGTCGCAAATGAAGCA